ATTACTTTTTGACCGTCAAAATAATACACTGCACCTTTTCCCTCTACTGTAAATAAACATTTCATCTCTTCTTCTCCTTCCTGTTCGATTCCTGTATTCTGGTTATTTTTTTGTTCGCTGCATGCAGACGCTCTACTGTCGATTGCCTTTGCAATCGGCTCCGCAATTCCTTTTGTGCCTAAACTACGATACCGTGCTACATCATCTGTGCCGGTGCAAAATAATGTCTCTACGATCATGCCAGGCATATTAGATGCATTCAGATCATGGTATCCCGAACTGTACTTTACACCACGGTTAGTAAATCCTTTTCCTGCAAAATTATTACAGATGTTGCTTGCGATCGTGTTCATGGTCTGGTTAGATGCATCATATAACCACACCTCTGTGCCCCCTGCTGATGCCGCTCCTGCGGCGTTCATGTGCAGAGTGACATAGATATCGCATCCTGCTCCATTCGCCTTATTTGTGCCGTCAGACAACTCACCAGACACATTCGATGCGTTGGAATTACAATCAATCACAGTATGTCCGACTGCCTGTAGCATCGGTACAAGTTCGTTGTAGATCTTCCGCACTTCCGCCTGTTCATCGATCAGACCTATTGCACCTTTACAATTTGGGGAATGCCCTCCCCTTAAGCCAATTTTCATTCTTTCTCTTCCTCCTGTTCTTCCGTTTCAAATGCTTTTTCCAGTTCTTCCGCTGTTGTTCTTCCGAATTCGTTCTGTTCGCTCATGTTCTCACCACCTTTCCGCACAATAAAAAAAGGACGATTACTTGCCCTCCTGCTCCTGTGATTTATTTGTTAAAACATCCAGTGCTTTTTTTAACGCTTCCGGATATTTCACGCCCATAATTCCAACATTTTCCAAAATCGAGATACCCTCATTTGCTATAAATGCCAGTACTACGGCTGTGCGGATGTAGTCTACGCCGAGAGTGACATCCAATCGATATGCAATAAGTACGATCAGTAGGGACACCCCTTTTCTGCACAGACCTTTCCACGCAGAGTAACTACTTAGCGCACCGTTCTCCGATTTGTTGCTCTTTTTCCAGAAGGCAGCGATCAGCAATCCAAGAACAAAGTCTACACCCATAAAAATAAGTAATGTAGTCAAATCCTCGGACCATCCTCCGATCAGGTTTACGAAACCTCCTGCAATAGCTCCGAATACCATGCATAAAAACGCTTTTACATTTGCTAACTGTTCCATTTTCTTCATATCCTCACTTTCCTTTCTGTTTTTAAAGTATAAAAATAAGACCGCGATGGTCTTGCTCTTATCTCCATATTTGCTCCTTTAATCAATCATCTGTAATCCACGTGAACGTTGCGTGACGTTCTGTCCATGCGGCATTCTCCACATAAATCTTGATCCCCCCATCTTTTCCTATGCCGTATCTTCCCGTTCCAAATATGTTAGGTCCTGAAACTTCACTATAGGGAGCAAAGAAATCCAAAACCGGTCGATATCCTACTGGAATTTTCACCTCGTTGAATGGCCCGTATTCGCCACTTCCTGGAAATTGTGCAATCATTGTGATCTTGCATGTTACCATAAATCCTCTTCTTTTTAGTTCTATACGGATGTTATTAGCGGAGTTTGTACTTGTATATGGACCTTTCACGGTGCCGGAATCGTAATTGCGATACGCATATATGCTTATACGTGGGGATACAGAATTTCTTGCATATATCATTTCATCCTCAAACTGGATTGTCGTTGCTTTTCTTGTATTTTCATTTGTAAACATGATGTTTTGCAAGTTCACGCTCATAGTAGCTCGATCTGTTGTCGGAGCCTTACCAGAGAAAGCCAAATACGCATTACTCAATGACGCAACATTTTCCAATGCTCCTTGCACGATTTTCTTGCTAATAATCTTTCCGGATGTAACATCGATAAGCATTGTTCCATTCTTATCCTTAATAAGTCCGGCAGTTACAGTTCCAAGATCTGCCGCTATCGCACTTAAAGTCTGTGCGTTTAAGTTATCAACAGAAATATAATGGATCACCCACCTACTTCCATCCCACCGTTTAATTGGCTGTCCGCTTGCTGCCTGCCATAGCTGTCCTACTTTTGGATTTTCCGGGGGCGTGGGAGACACGATGATGCCGGATGTTCCGTCCTCTCCATTCTGGCCATGCACTCCGATGATGACAGGCGTTGTCTTGGTAGAGGTTCCATTTGTGTAAGCGATTATCTCGTAGCTCCATAAGTATTTTTTTGCTTCCGTCATGGTCTGCATTGTCGTAGTCCATCCCGGCGTATTTACCGTAATCCCAGAGTTTTTTTCGGATGCCAGATAATACTTGGTCACACTCTCGATTCCTACACCGTCCTTTCCGGGATCTCCGTTTTCCCCTTGGGGTCCCGGTGCTCCATCGTCCACCTTGGTGATTGTCACCTCGTAATATCCACGCCGGATTCCATTTTCGGTTGCTGCGAAAGAGTATACTGCCTTGGTGTCCACATCATCAGCATTAACCGTTGCACTGCGACCTGCGTAAAACTCCTGTCCATCTTTGCTCCAACGGAACTGCAGGTTGCTTGACACGTCTACTCCGTTGTTGTAGGCATAGGCTGTCAAGGTTGTACTGCCAACTCCGTTTTTGAAGATAACACCATTGTTTGTAGAGATCGAACAGGTGTAGACTTTATTTTTTAAGATCAAGTCCTCCATCCTCTTGATGAGATCGTCGGATATTTCGGAGGTCAGCTCCTTGTAGTTGCTAAATACCGTCTTTGCTGTCTTTGGATTTGTAAGACTGCGCACCTGTTCGGACACTCTCGCCTGTAGATAAAGCACTGGTGTCCACTCCTGATCCTGCATCCTCACGGTGTCCCCGATGTTGGTGTCAAAGTATCCATCCACCTCATAAGTCACCACTGGCTCGGATGCGGTTTTTAGATCGGATAAAGCCATACTGTAGAGCTTGTCCTTGTTGTCCGTATCATACTCTTTCCGCATCAGGATATAAGCATCAGCCTTATTTACGATATTGGATGGAAACCGGTCTCTTGCCTGTGGTGCCCGGATGATTGCGCCGTCCGCAAAGTACTCAATATTCCCATTCTCATCATACTCTTTTTTATCCAGTCCGTTGATCGTCAGCCCGTCTTTCCCTGTTGGCTGGATGCAGGTGTAAAGCTTCTCGGCATCTGTGGTTTTTCGAATTCCGGTAATTCCTTTCCCGTACCGCAGTACAATGTCATTCCGGTATTCTCCGACTCCGCTGTCTGTGTCGGAGTGTTCTCGGTAGACATTCAGGACAATCTCTTTTAAAGAGTAATCCTTATTTAAAACAGTCTCAAATTCGATTTCAGCCGAAAATACATTAGCCAAAGAAAATAATCTCTTTAATACGGACGTTGTACCTGTCCATTCGTTGGTGATTCGCTTGTCTGATACCTCATTGAGCCCCAGTTTTAGTGTTCTCTCAGCATCAAAAACGGCAAGGTACTCCTCAAAGCTCATTGCTTTTCCGGCTTTGTACTCTCCGGCATCCTCATTGATTAACTCAAACGACAGCGACCATGCCGTGGCAGTGATTGTCTGCTCTGTTTGGTCTGTATTTACAATGTTTAAGTAGTATGATTTCCCCTTGTAAGTAAATGCTACCTTATTCCCAGCTTTGACATGCTGCGCGTCTGGATGCTTTGCATTTACCGTAAAAGTGTAAGTATTCGCCGTACCCTGCAAGTATTCGTGCAGCTCATCTCCCCAGTAGTGCATGGACTTTTTATGTGCATTATCCATAAATGCTACTGGTGTGTTATTTGCACTTAAAATCGCAATTCTGATGTTATCCATTACAAATATACCTCCCGTATTTTTGCTTTAATATGCGGCGGTGGAGATGAAAAGGAAGAATAGCAGAACTGTACTTCCGTTGTTCCCGGTGGAACTTTTGGATAATTTGATCCATTAATCTCATCTCCTTTTGCCGGCATCCCGTTTACATAGACTTTTGTGCTCTCTCCGTCTATAGTCACTACATCCCCGGCACGATACCGGTTTGGTACATCTCTGTATTTTTCCACGTTATCTTTCCGGAACCAGATACTTTTTAAATAATTGTGCGTAACCAGCTGATTTCCAAGATCTCTACTTCCCCACTGCCCGATCCAGACCTGTATCTTCTCACACACCATGTCTTTAATCTCCGGGATAGTGAAGTAATAATACTGACCGTACCAAAAAATCCGTAGCCGGTCACCCTCTTTTAAGAAATCATTATGCCCGCCACCCATCTTTAAATTAAATGGGTTTCCCTCATAAGCTGTAGGCTGGAAATCCAGTGTCTTGATTTTCTTGTTCTGGGGTGCGAACCAGTCCACATGTGCCGTATTCCCAACAGAATCGCTTTTATTTATGGACATAGAACAAATCACTTCATTTTTTCCTGTCAGAAACGCAATAGTCTGCGCTCCTGTCTGCCCCATCAAGCCTGTCTCGAACCAGTGCTGCGTGTAGCAGTAAAAGTTTTTTGCGCCACGTCTGCCCTCGCTGTCCACCGGGATAGTAAGTGTTTTCATTCCGCCATTCCAGCTTCCGGATGTTACCTGTCCACCTTTTAATGCCATGACGTTATATCCGGCAACATTCTTGACTTCGAGTGTTCCCTGTGTGGTGTTTTCCGGATTCTGATAAGAGGTGCCATGATCATCTTGAAACAAGCCGTAACCGTTAAACAGTTCTTCGGACGCTTCGTAGTTCTCTCCGTCCGCCTCTTCCTGTTTTCCGAGCTGGATCACTCCATATTTGCTTACTAGTCCGATAAAGCCGTTTTCGTGCTGGTGCGTGATCTCATAGTCCACGTCTGCCCATTCGGCGCCGTTGTTTTGGATGGTGATGGTCTGGTAGCCGCTCTGTTGGACTCCATAAAAGTCGAATTCTGCGGTGGAGTATGCTACCCCGTCAGGGATTAGCCATGTGATTGTGCCGGTGCTGTACATATCATCCTCTCCCAGTACCGGTTCCCCATCCACGATTGCTTCATAGTAAATGCTTGGTTCGTCAGAAAAAATCAGTCTCTTTGGTTCTTTACTATACAGAATTTCTGACATTTTTCTGCGGAACTCACTGAGTTCCCTTGCCGTAGAGTTTGAAATACGAAACTCCATTACAATCTGTTTTGGAGAGTACGTGGAATGCGTAAACTCTCCTCCATTTACATTTTCAATGCTCCTTGTATTATTTGTGATGGAAGGTGATAAGTTCCGGTCAAGTCTTGTAATCTTAACCGGAATCTCTACGCCTCCATATGTTGCTTTAAGCAAGCCCAACTCTCTCGCCTCCTAATAGTTTCTCGAAATCATCCATCTTTTTTATCATTGGTCTGGCATATCCAACCGTCTGCTGTGCGACAACTCTTCCGTCCAGCGTCGTTGTCAGATTGATATTTAGATTAATATCCTTTTCGCCCATAATCTCCAAGATTGATTCCTTAATATAACCTTTTAGCGATCTCAGCGGTGTGATTGCTTCTGCTTCTCTTTCCGCAGCACCGCCGATTCCTCCAGACGGCATCTGGAATAATGCTGGTTTCGTAAGGATTCCACCATCTTTAAACCATTTCACGTCCAACATCGGCAGACTCGGTAATAGATCGGACAAATTGATATCTCCGATACCATTCTCATATCCCACTCCACGATAAGCAGCCGCAAGACTTCCGTACCTCGAAACTGCATATCGGATGGATGCAAGCATATTAGATAGTGGATCGTAGATGTTTTTATCGTATCCCGGCATTGCATAAGCTCTAAAAGTCGGATCAATAACCTGCATCAATCCCTTGGATGGAGTGCCGTTTATCGCATTGATATCCCAGTTGTTAATCGCATTCGGGTTCCCACCGGATTCTGTCTGCATCTGGTATAACAGACGTTCCAAGTTCGCTTCGGAATACTGCCCAGTCATCTGTAACGCCCTTGTGGCTAACGTTCTCCACTGCTCTACTCCTGCACTTGGATTGTAGTTTACATGTGACTGAGTATCAAATATCCCTTTTACAAAACCAACAACGCTATCAAATACTGTATTGACCGCACCTTTTGCAACGGATATCCACGGCTCAAATGCTCCCGTTAAATCCGTAAATTTATCAATGGCAATCTGTACGATCTTACTTGGATGCGTGATATAATCCCATACATTTCCCGTAAAGTCTTTTACAGTACTCCATATCCCACCGAAAAAGTCACCGATTCCACTTGCAAAATGCGGAAGTTCTTCCAGAAAACTCTTTGTTTGGTTGGCTGGCATGATTTTCGTTCCTTTTTCCAGTGGCAGAACTACATCTCTTCCTTCTGGAATAAATGGTTTTCCATGTGGTGGAACGATCATTTCTTTGTATGTAGAGCCTTTCTGGTCGTTTACGATACCTAGCGTGTCTTTTGGGATGCCACCAGTTCCTCTTGCAAACTTCGGGACTTCCCACAATGCAAATTGCTTGTCCGATCCTACTTTATCAAGCACCCAGTTTACACCATTAATTACACCGTTTACCGCTCCACCGATAGGCTTTACAATTGCGTTAGCAATCCCTTTCACGATTCCTCCAAGAGTATCCTTGAGATTGTTAAATCCGTCTTTAATAAACTTCCAAACGGAAGAAAAAGCGTCCATAGCTTTCTCTTTGATCGAATCCCATATTCCACCGAGCGTGTCCTTAATGCTGTTCCAGATTCCAGTTGCAGTATCCTTGATTCCATTCCAGATACCGGAAAAGAAATTCGCAACAGGGGTGAATATAGCACTTGCGGTGTCACTTATCCAATCCCATGCGCTTTTTAATGCAAATTTAATTACTTCCCATACTGTATAAATAACAGCTTGAATCGCGTACATAACCGCACCGATCGTTCCCTCGATAAATTTCAGAGGTCCTTCTATTACGTTATAAATCTGCTCCCAGATATCAGCAAAGAAATCCTTAATGCCGTTCCACACTCCATGGATTTTTTCCGATATAGAGTCCCATAATCCAGACATCCAATCTTTAAATGCATTCCATTTTTCGGACAGCCAGTCTGTGATATCTCCCCAGTTTTTTATTACTGCCACAACTGCTGCAACCACTGCAATAATTCCGGCAATAATTCCGGCTACTGGTAATAGCACTCCTGTCAAAAATTCCATTGCACCTCCAGCCGCTGCTATTCCACCAGCTACAACCGCAAGAATCGGCAGTAATTGCGAAATTACAATTGCAATCCCACCGATTACGACTATAATAGTCTTGCTTGTTTCAGAAAGACCGCTAAACCACTTTGCAACTTTCTGAATTATAGGAACAAGTGTTTCAAGGATTGGGGCTACTGCTTCTGAAATCGCACCACCAAACTCAGCCATAGCCAACTTTACGTTATTTAGCGCAACCGTTTCTTCGTCAATCGGATTTAAAGTATTTTCGAAAGTCGTTTCCACAGTTCCTTGACTGTCTGATGCAGCGCCTCCTAGGTCATTCAGGTTCAGAACGCCTCTCTGGATGGCATCTACCATCCTCACAGCACCTTTTGTTCCGAATACCTCAGCAGCAGCATTTAAGGCTTCCGTCTGGTTAGTCGCATTCAAAATTTTATCCTGCGTTTCTGCCAATCCGTCACTGAGTGATTTACCGTCTTTTGCATAACCTACCGCAGCCTTTGATAAGCTACTTAATGCAGCAGATCCATCAACACCAGCTTGCTCAAATGCCCCCAGAAGCTTTACCGATCCAGAGAAACTCAATCCCAATTCCTGTAGCTGTGGTGCGCCTTCGATCGCTTTTTTGAATAGATCGTCTACAGATACGCCCGTGTCTTGCGCTGTTTTTGCGACATCATCAAGTACACTGTCTAGATCATCACTCGACATGTGGAATACGCTAATCGCCTGTTTTGCATTTTGCGTTGATGCTACCACATCGGATCCAGTAATTTCCGAAAACTTCAACATTTTTTCAGATGCATGTTGCAATTTTTCATCGGTGAACCCGAACTGCGTATTCATCTCTCCAATTACTTTTCCAATGTTTTCAAGGTTATCTATTGGAAGGCTGGACGCAATGCTTTTATAGACATTATCCATTCCCTCAGCAAGTTTTCCTGTTGCACCTGTCGCTGTTATGATTGCATCAGATCCGGCATCTACCTCATTAAATGCTTCTTTTGCATTGTCGCTAAACTCTTTTATCTTTTGCCCTGCATCTGCTATAATTTCAGCGGCTTGCATCATGTTTCCTGCGACAATTCCTTTTCCAATTCCGTCAAGTGCTTCCTCTGCTTCATCTGAATTCTTCTTCATCTCGTTCAGGTCGTTGCTCACTTCATCAATACTCGCCCCGTCATCTACCTTATTCAGTGTAGCTTTCATCTTTGACAGGTCAGTTTCTGCCCCAAGCGCTTCTTTTCCTATTTTGTTGAGTGCAACAGTCAGATCGTCACTGTTTGCAGTTCCATTTTTTATAGCATTTGTCAGCCTTGTGCCGAGCACGTCCTGAAAATCATCCAGAGACTTTCCAGTTGCTTCGAACAGCGTCTGCAACTGCTTCGTACTTTCCTTCAGGGACTTCTGTTCAGTCTCCATCTGGCTAATCTGCGTGGTGTAAGATTTTAAATCCTGTTCCGTTTTCGCAATTTCCCTCTGAAATTCTCGGTACTCTTCCGCTCCGATGTCACCAGATTTAAACTTCTTTTCTACTTCTCCCTGTGCCTGCTTTAAGGCTTCCAGCTTTTCCTTGGTATTTTCGACCTGTTTACTTAATAACTCCTGTTTCTGTGCAAGCAACTGCGTATTCTTCGGGTCAAATTTTAACAATTTATTTACAGAGCTTAATTCGCTACCAAGACTTTTTGATGTATCTTCCGCGGATTTCAAAGCTTTGCTGAGTGCCATTGTATCCGCACCGAATTTTATTGTGATTCCTTTTATTTTGCTATTCGCCACTTTCTCACCTCTTTAAAAATTATCAAAATCTTCCTGTGTTGCTTTTCTCGCAGTAGGATTTTCATCCTTCTTTTGGTTGTCGATATACTCTTGTACGTAATCTAGACAGTCACCGATAGTCATTTCTTCCATATCTTCACTTGTCAGCCCAACTTGTCTGCAAACATAAAAAAAAGATTCATTCGTAAACGGCTCTCCGCTAGATGAATCTTTATCATTTATTTTTTTTTACTTGTTGGCATGGTGTCTGTAAGTAAATCCTTTACTTCTCCCATGATTTCATTGAGCGGGAATACTTCGAATCCATCCAGCCACTCCAATGGATCAGGAATCGTTCTGTCTGCCGTTTTCGCCATTGTCCAGATGATGTCGTAAAACACTTCCATGTCCATGTGGTCAAGAGAAGCAAAAGAAATATCCTGTATTCCAAAATTCCTTTTCGTTCCTTTTCCAAACACTTTCGCTACTTTCATCAGGTCTGCAAAATAATCTCTTCCGAACTGCGCTTTATATCTCTTCGGCAACGCTGCCGTTGATTTCAATTTTACCTGTTTTTCGTCAATGTAAATTGTTTTTTCCATAACATCCTCCACTTTTTTTTTCTATTGGGGCAGATCGCTCCGCCCTTTATTTCGCTTTACCTACTTTTGCCTTTCCAATCTTCCCCCTGCCTACCAAGGCGAGGTCTTCAGGGGGTGCTATTCCCCCGATTTTTCATACACTGTTGTATACCAAGAGTTATATACTGTTTCATCAACTCCTGCCGCCGTGGATGCCTTAACTAAGTTGTCTGTCGGTCTCGGACTCGCCACAAGAGAAAGCTCTGTTGTGTTCGGTTCTCCGCTATCTTTTGTTGTACTTCCAACAGATGGCCTGTTTACAGAGCAGTAATAAAAGAGGTGTCTTGTTGCCTTGACATCTCCCTGAAATTCGAACATCAGTGCGATATTTGCCACCTGTGCGTCAGAGTTTTCGAGAATCACACCTTTTTCTGTTTTCTCCTCTTTCAACACTTCTGTTCGGAATTCTTCTGGTACTCTTGCAAGCGTCAGAGTACCCTCGTATCCCTGATTATTTGCGTTGGTGTAATAATCAATGTCATCTGCTTTAAACCGGATCAGATCGCCGCTTTTGTCGAATGTGATACTTACTGCTCCCGGCAATCTCTTCGGCGATCCGTATGTGATTTTTCCGCCCTCATCTACTGTAATAACGGCGTAATAACAGTTTCTTAACCCGAATTCTACTTTGTTTTCTTTTCCCGCAGCCATACGCTACCTCCTATATTTCAATTTCATATGCTTTCAAATACATATTTTCAGAATCTAAAAAGCTCTCGTACGATTCATACGTGAGTTCATTACTGTTTAATAGTTCCTTTACTTTTTCTTCCAACTGCAAGTCTTTCTGATCTGTGTATACCTCGATCGTGACGGCGTATCCCTCGTAATACACGGTGTCATCCGCATAAAATCCGATATCCTCGTCCACATAGTATACGATGTACGGTAATTCTGGTACTTGATCGACTGCAAAACAACGATACGCAATCGGAAGATTTAGCGTTTTTAACTTGTCTTTTAATTCTGGCAATGTCATTTTACAGTCTCCTTTCCAGTTCATCGACATACTCTTTTATGCATTCCTGTTCCACTTCTTCTATATGCGGTTGCGCCTGTACTTCACCAATTTTTCTCCCACCACGTCTCAGCTGGTGTCCTTTTTCCAGTAAATGTGCTATGCGGTATGTTGGAGATTTGTTGTACACCGTTATTCCATATTTATCGGTCGTTCTCGTCCAGTTCTTTGCATAAGTACCGCCATTCTTGCTCTTTGGACTATTTTCTCTTAGTTTTTTCGCAGCTTTTCCGGACACTTTCATTGCGACTTTCTGTGTGGTTTCTTTTACTTCTTCTGTATACTCTTCCATCTGCCGCATAATTTCTCTGGCGAGTTTGTCAGCACTTATGCTTTCGCTCATTTTTCGATCCTTTCCGTACAGGTCAGTTCCAACTCTTCCATGCTGATTGGATACGTCTTAATCACTTTCAGCTTCTTTCCGTGGAATCGGATATATCTCTGTCCTTCATATTCGTAAGGATGCACGATTAAAATCTCTGAAATTTCCATATTGTTCTGTCCGGCAAGGTAGAATTCATTTCGTGGCACTTTCTCTTTACAGCACCATATCTCCTGCTCTGCTTCAATCGGCACTTGCTGACCGAGTTCGTCCTCTTCATACCCGTTGGAAGATATCAATACCACTTTTTCATCCCATGTTCGATTCATTTTGCACCGCCTTAATCATCAGGTTGTTTAGTCGAAACCGGATGCTCCTCGGAATCACTCCATCTTCTGGATGATTGTACTTCCACGTAGCCCAATCCAGCACAAACAGGATGTGGTCATATCTCTCTTCCGTGATGCGAACGCCGTGTACATTTTTGCATTCGTCAAGAATACCATCTATGATCGCATAAAGGACGGAATCCCTACTATCTGTAGAGATTCCAAGTCTGTCTTTTAATAGTTGCAATACAATCACTCTCATAAGCATGCTCCTTACGAATTCGCCATAATCCCCTGTTTTTTCATCTCCGCAAGAATTGCATTGATTTTGTTTTTCAGGTCAGCTGTTGTTTCTGTGGACAAATCTGCAATCAAAGCCATCTGTTTTACGCCACCAAGCGTTGTTTTGTTCGCCGCTGGAAGAGTGTAACTCTGCCCTGGATCTCCCTTGTCGCCTTTCGGTCCTGCTGCTCCTGGATCGCCTTTTTCGCCTTTTGCTCCTGCTGGTCCTGCCGGTCCTACTGCTCCTACTGGTCCTGCTGGTCCAACCTGCTCATTCTTCACGCCCTGCTCTAACTTATTCAGTTTCTCTGCTGTAATAACGTCGCCGTCATTCCATGTAGTTGGTGTATATGCCATTTTGAATACCTCCATTATACTATTTTGCTTTACCT